CGTGTAGAGCCGCACATTCCGGGCAGCGGGTTATCAGGTCCTGAGTTGATTTAATTGGATCTACCCGACTATGCCGAACCTGATAAGGTAGCTCATCCGTCTTCATAAGTAGAGGTAACGGGCTATGATGATTATAGCCCCGGCGAATCATCTCGGCCGCTATTGCGGCATGACGATCCTGAAGATTAATTAATTCGAGTAATCCTCGAGTCGCGTATCCGGTTACGTCGATGCCTTTATTAATTGCACCAACGAACATGTGATGTTCTACATGTTCACCGAGGAGATGCTGTCTGCACATTTTGGTTACGTCAGTCATCCACATTCTCATGATTTGCTCCTAAGTAGTCGATGTGCTATTCTAATCCTTAGGAGCAGATTTCTGATGAGGCTTAATTGTAACAGTCACTGCTCCATCATTTCAATCCATTGATAAATAAACTCAGAGGGACTCTTCTTCTGTAATCCGACCACTAGAAGAAGCTGAGCCACTAGGGCCGGGTGTTTATCCATGAATTCTGAGATACTAGCCGCAGGACAATTCTTAATCCCGGCTTCGAGTCCCCTATTATAGAGCTCGTCTGCTCCTCTTGAGATTGATGGATCCAATATCTTTTTGGTGAATTCCATTAAAAGCTTGGATAGGGCCATATCGGGGTCTTCATCATTACGAAGCACTTGGCCATTTGACCTAAGCCCCTGGGATATAGCTTCTCTCCAAGGATTAATCTCCTCTTTCCACGCCGTATTAATAAGGTTTCTTGCCCGTTCTCCATCTTCCTTGGGCATTATCGCAACACGAGATCCGTAGACGGATAAGTAAACATATTCTCCTGTAAGATTACGAGGAGGATCGGCAGGTGTAATAGCGGCAATCATGTCATTCCTTTCAAATGTATATCGTAGTAAATTTCACCTTGAGAGATTACTTTTGTCATCTCGAATTCTTTTATTTCCTCGTCTACTTCCATCTTGAATGGAAGGATCTCTCCTATTTGTGGCAGAGTCCAACCTGTTTTAGATACTTCCCGTGCCACGTATCTACCAACGAATAATTTAACGATCATCGTTCGCCGTATGAAGATCCCTAAAGAGAAGGCCACTATTCAGGGTGAGCCGATACATCTCAACTCTAGATAGTCCCATATTCTCAATGACCACACCTAGCTCTTCTTGGAGACGTTCGAGCGCTTTCTCCGCATTTGGTTTGCTCATCTTCTTAGCGATAGTGCGATTCCGCAGGTTGTTCATTACCAGTCCTTTATCTTTGATTTCCACTGAGCTGCCCGTTCTGGGAGTCCATGTCTTAGGCAGACGATAACTTGACAGCGAACAAGGTGCCGATAGGCCCTATCCCGAGGATTCGCTTGTTGCCAGATAACCCATTCTTTCGGAGGGGGGTTAGATTGAATATTGACCTCAGTTCGATAAGTGCTCATCCTCCGTGCTCCTTCGCTGCGTTCATATCTGTGGAGTAGGCTTCGCTGAGTTCGACAATCGTACTGGCCGATCTAGCAGCGGTCTCTTTCCGTAGCCCTCGGTAGAATAACGTCAATTTCGCGATACCCTTAATCATCGCCATAATGGCTTCGGGTACCTCGTTCTTATTAACTGCATTACCCATCATCTTTTGGATCGTTTGATCGTATTGAATCTGTCTTGGGTTGACGTTCATTTCTGTAGTTCCTTTAGGTTTTTCTTCGCTTGTAAATATTTAGCCTGCACTATCCGGCGTGCGATGCCAAACACGTCAGTTAGGGACAGCTCAAGGTTAGTCACTTCCAGTTCCGCTTCGAGTAACGTTCGTTGCTTCGCTAGCGTATCTGCGTGGGCCTTAGCGATACTTGCCAGCCGTGACCCTGGGGTACATGCCCGATACGCTTCTACCGCTGACTTATACTGTTCTTCCACAGACCTGAGTCTGGCCCGGATACCGATGAGGTTCTTCATCTTGGTTGTCTCTCATGATAAGTAACTGCAAAGTCAGCTGCAATACGAACAGCATCGTTAATATTAATGGACGAATAAGCAGCCTCCTTGTCCATTAAAGAGTAGATCTCATCTTCAAGATCCACACGTCTCTGGTGTTCAACCGCTTGCTCGGGACCTAAAAATTCTTGGTTGTCTGAGGTAACCCAAATTTTCTTTTCTATGATTTTATTCATCGCGAAACTGCCTCCACCATAATTTTAAAGGTGTCTTGATTAACCTCATTGGTCTGTTTTGTGCTTAAGTGATTTGGAGCCCGAAGCATGGCCATAGCGAACGAGTCGGCTTCAACTTCGACTGTGGCAATATCGCAATTTCCCGTATCAATATAAGTTACGATGAATTTCATTTTGGCCAGGCCTCCACAGTATACCCTCGTTTGATAAAGGCCTCTTTAGTTACGTAAGGCATATGTGCTGCATCTTTCAGTAGGTTCTTCCACGCCTGTTCTTCGGTCTTTGCTGCAAGCCAGATACAAGCCGTTCCGGCAGAGGTATGTGGAACGTATTTCATCCTGTCTCCTTCATCTCCATAGTGTGTAAATCGGTAACCTCATACCAAGCGCAGTAGAGTTTCTCTCCGTGCAGCTCATGGGCCTTTCGTCTAGCGTCTTCTACTGTGGGATATCCGCCGTCTAGTCCACCCGGCCCGTATTCGGGGCCGGAAACTAGGATGAACCGTTTATTCAATAGGTCCGCTATTAGGTCCGCGTCTTCGCGAGACTCACATCTTATTATTCGACCCTCGTGAAAGACTGTAGCGGTAAGGATCACGATTTTCTCCGGGGTGTCAGGTAGTAATCGTTACACAGCAGGAAGGCCATCTCGAGAAAGTCAGCGCCGGAATGATTATATTCTTGGAGTTTCTCAGCCACTTCCTTAATTCGTTCATCCTCGTTATAGCTATTTCCAATCTTAAACCTGTCAAGAGAAGTGTCCAATATACTCCAGTTATTCATAGGAGTCGGTTTTCCACTCGTGATTAAATGTCTTGCTCTATCCATTCGGCCCCAGGCGTCTAGGAGTAGCACCATCAGCTTATCGTTAGGGAACGTTGGAGGAAGGGCCGTTATTTTCTCAAATAGCTCTGCGGCATCGAGGAAGATTTTATTAGCCCTAACGTTTGTAGGACCATAAATCGCCACCCGGTTCCTAAGAGCAGCAGCCATTCTCGCAGATTGATCTTTAAGTGAGGCTCCTTTAGGTTTTGCCTGTGAGAAGTCAAACTCCCACGATATGTCTTCTGTATCCTCACCGATTCTAATATTTACAGCAGAAGCCGGGAGAGTATAATCACCGGGGGGTAACTCTGCTGTGTTTTCTGTGGACCCTTGGGACGGTAGGAGGGTAATGCCGGCGATTCGTTCAAGTGATTCCACACGTTCAATTAGGTGACCTATTCGGGTATTTACGTCATCTGGTGTTTCATGACTCATTTCTTCTCCGGGTTAATAAATTTTGCTCGACGGTAGGCCTCAAGAAGAGCAGGATGAGTGGGAGGTTCGGAAGATAGGTTAGGATTCCAAGTATGGTAGTCCCATGGCCGGTTTCCGAATCTCACAATTAGAGTAAATGGTAAAGGATCCTGTAATCCGACATATAGGTCGTAACTATCAAAGAATCCCAGGGGTATCACTTTCCCTTCCTGCCCTCCCCACCTAGGATCAGGAAAGAACTCAGTCATCCACTGAACCTGGAGAATATAATCTTTAACCCAAACCTTCCCTCCAGTAATCCGGATACCATCCATGGGGGTGAGAAGTAGACGTTCTGCCTCTGCACAGTAAAATAGGTAGGCTATCTGGGTATTCACCATGTCTAGGGTAATCGGCTTTATCGGCATTCGAAGAAACGGAGTAAGTTTACTCGCTAGGGCCGATGCGAAGATTTCCCAATCAGTAGGCTCAGGGATGTACCCCACACACTCAACGCATTGGCAGCTCATTTGTCCTCCAGGATCGTTGCCGCGAAGTGGATACTCAGGATCTTAGCGGCTACTATCTTAGCTCGCTGAGCTTTTGTTTTCCTTGGATAATCGTGCCGGTCGAGGTAGAGACCCATTCGATATAACTGGACTCGTTCCACCCAGGTTAGGAATTCGTTATAAACTCTTCCGTCTTCGAGGGTCTCTTCTCGTTCCTCTGCGTGGACCGCAGCTGATCGTAATTGGTAAGCTAGGTTAGCCATTTGGTATTTCCTTCACTTCTACTGTGGGATCGTCCAGTAGCAAATCCGTATCGTCTTCGTATCCACGACTGACGGCAAAGGCATAAAGCGCTACCTGTCGATCCTTAGCCTGAATCGTTGCCTGGACTCAGTGTTCAACTATTACCTGATATGTCTTCATGGTTCCTCCATATTATCACTGAGGGGGGTATCGTGTAAATGAGTTCTCATCGTATCCTGTAACCGGAGCAGATGAAAATTCTTGACCAGAACTTGCATCGCTTCTTGATCCGTGAACGTGAGACCAGTCGCCCAGCGTAGGTCATCGAACCGACTCGCCTTAATCATCGCTAGATATTCTCCACAGTGTGTACCACTGATGCAGAGTGCCTCCAGCTGTACAACCTGAGGCTTGTCGGTTAGATGGCTGAACATGGTTAATTAATAGGCTCAAAAGAAATACCGGAAGCATCGAAGGCCACCAGATTATTAGGGTCACGTTCAACATGCTCTTGAGCTGCGGCCTTATTATTATAAATATCAATAATAACTTGGTCATTATTTGCAACGGCATAGGGATAACGAGTATTCAGGAATTTACGCTGTTCAATTACTGACGAAAGGCATTTCATGATGTGCTCCGTGATTGGTTAGTTGATGTGATAATTATATGAGGGATTGCTCAGGCCTGATGGTTGTTAATTGTAACAGTCAACTGGCTAAATAAGCTCGTTCGAGGTCCATCATATGGTTAGCAACTTCCTGATTTATCTCTGTTTCTAGGTTATCAAGAATCTCTCTATACAACATTTCCCGGAGACCTTTAAAGAACTCAAGGTTTAATTCGTCGTATATTTGGTCAGCTATAAACATGATGGTCTCCTGATTGAATGTGACGATTATATCGTGAAGTATGTGGACTGTATATGGCTATCTTGGTCCTAATTTGTAACATTACATACCGCTCGATATATGTACTAATTTGTGAGCGCAAAGAAGCGCAAAGAAACGGGCCTTTATGCCTTATTAGTGGGTTTGATATATGATGTAATAACGAGCGCAAAGCGAGCGCAAAGCTTTTATGTTTAATTATTTCTAAAAGTAAAGGTAAGTACTTGATTTTAAACGATAAAGTACTGCTGGGGTACGCTTTGCGGTATGTAATAATGACCGCAAAGCCGTGTAAAAGGGATCGTCCTTGTTTACTTCCGCTGCTGGGTCGGGTAAAATATAACATAATCCCTACCCCTACGGGGGGATTATGTCTTTTTTAAACCGCACAGAAGCAAGTAACGATAGGGGCGCTAATGAATGAGATGTTGGGGTTTATAACGAGAAGGGATTCGGTAACATTCGAGAGTCTCATGGTAGTTCTTCGGAGGGAGGGATGGGAAGAGCCTGAAGAAGCAATCTACGACTTCTTACACGTGATGGTCGAAGACGGGGTTATACAGAAGGTAGCGGGGAAGTATGGGGGATGGCATTATCAACTCCCTCGTGAGAGAGTCAGTGATCCTAATGGGACTCTTGAAGACGATGCGCTACGTCTGCTACCGATGCTTAAGAAGAGTTCGCTATTTAAGGAAACGTTCTGTGCGGCTAATGTCTGGAACGCTTTTGGGAACGATATGAAGCTTGGCACATCTGGTCGAGTGAAGTATCTGCTGCAGTACCTGGAAGACGCAGGGCACATTATTCTGAATCATACGAAGAATAGTCCTGGAGGTTTGTCAAAGAAATTTCGCTTGGCTGGGGTAGAGCCAATTGATCCCAAAAAGCCAGCTGTCAAGAAAGTCAAGAAATTAGTTAAGACCAAAAAGATAAGAGATCCCTGGGAACTGGCGAAGGGCTATGGAGTGACGAGTTGGCTTAGTGTATCGGCTTGGTTAAAGAAGGACCTTAACCTGAGTGATGGGTCGATTGGTGATCTTCGTCGAGAGTGGTTAGCAAGTGGTCGATTGGTTAAGGCCTCATCTGGATGGGAAATTGATAAGGAGGCTAAATGATTTGGATCTTTATCGGCATCGTAGTTTATTGTACCTGGTGGTTATGGAGGAACCCATGAATCGTACCGGGCACGAGCTATTCCAGCTGTGGGCACGGGATAAGCGTTCGTACGTCCAGGAGTTCGACCTAGGCTACGGAGGCACCGTTACGGCCCGTGTACTGGAGGGCCAAGGGGAGATACTACCAGGAGCCCCGAGATGCGGAGGACGTAAGAAGACTGAGGTAGACCACACGGCAGTGAAGATCGAGAAGTTTGTGTGTGGTCTCTCAGGTAAGGAAAAGAAGATCTTGAAGGTGTGGTATTTGGAAGACCACCTCTCAGGTGAAGAGAAGGCTACACGCCTCTCAATGGGCCTTCGTAGCGTGTACAGGTCAATTGAGAAGCTTCAGAATTTAGTCGTTCAACTCATCTACCCAACTGACCTTGAAGGAGCCTAAAATGAAATCGATTGAAACTATTGAAAACGCGTTTGCAGAATATGATGCAGTTCCATCTAATAATTGCGATTTTCCTCAAGATGATCGCGATTTAGATCAACGTCGATTCAACGCATTGCAAAAAGTAAGAGATGCATTTGACGACCTCAAGCTCGAGATTGCACAAACCGATGAAGAATACAATTGTGCGATTAAAAACTGGAATTTATGTCAAGAGGAAATTGTTAGGCTCAAGCGCGAGATCGTGCAGGATAAGTTGGATGCTGATCGCTGGAGATATTACCGGGGTATGAGTATAATTGAATCAGACAATGCTTTGCTAGAACAGAATATAGATAGGCTGATTGCAGAAAGAAAAGAGAGAGTTAAAGGTTTCAATAATGAGGGTGACCCCATAGGGGGGGACTATGAAGGTACTCAAGGTAAAAAAGTCTTTGGAGAGGGTGAAGGTCCGGTTCAAGATTGGGAGGAATAAAATGGTAGCACATGTGAAACTAGTTGGTGGCCCTTATGATGGACAATACCGAGCTATGTATGGTGTTGAGTTACCGATTTTTGAACCTGTCATAAAGGATCTTCTCTCTATGACGAGTGATCGAGAGATTAAAGCAATAAAGAAAGGGCATTATGAAGTCGACCCTTGTGAGGCCGGTCAACGAATTGCAAAATGGATTCCAGTGTGATCTGCGACTATTGTGGAGCTCCTGCTACTGCCTGGTTCAAGAAGAAGGCCATACGAGTCTGCGATAAGCCTGAGTGTTCTCTGTGGTTTGAGAACCGTAACCCCATCAACTTAAAGTTGCATCGCCCTAACCAGAAACCTGGAAGGAAACCTAAATGAAAAAAGTCTCACACATTGAACGTCAGCGAAGACAGAACCAAGCTAAGCCGATACGGTATGGTTTAGATGGTCAAGAGATAGTTAGATTCACTCCTGTTAAAATCAATGGGGTACAGGCATACCAAGTTGATGGAAGTAAGGACTTCAAGTTATTATCTCCTGAAGAAATCCTTGAAGATGTTCGTTATTACCAAAATCATTGCATGTAGCCATAATAAAATATTTCTGGGTGGACCCATTTACAGTGGTGCAATTCTAGGGTAGAATGAGTTGAATAGATAGAGTTACCTACTGGAAGTAAATGAAAATACCCATCGAAACCATTACCAATCGCCTCGATGAGGTCAACCGGAAACTCGATCTGTACTACGCGGATCTCTGTTCAAGGGCTCCCGAACGTTTTACTCGATCTTACATACTTCAATCTCGCAGTTTAACAGCCAAAGCCAGTTTCGACCGACTTATTCAAACAGGGGTCATCGTCCTCTGTGGAACTCAACGGTATTTCATGAACAAAACTGTCGATGCTTATCGATTCGACTGGCCGACATATCAAAGGTTCAAAGATGGCCACCTCCTCAACTCGGAAGAATCCCGTACCACGAGCTAATAAAGGTAAGCCTCCTGGAATTAAGGGAGTTCGTGTTTATGATCAAGCTGCCTGTCTACAGGAAATCTTCGATGCCCTATCTACTTCGGACAAGGGACTTCATAAGATCATTGCTGAAAATCCTCATCTCCCTACGGTCAACCAGTTTTGGAAGTGGCTTGACGACGACACGAAGAACCATGATGCTTTACTAATCAATGCTCGATACGCTAGGGCCAAGAAACTCCAGGCTGAGTATATGGAGAACCAGCTGCTCGAGATTGTGGACTCGGATCCATCGACTACCGACAAAGGAAATGTTGATGGAGCAGACGTCAAACACAAGGAACTGCGTGCCAAGACTCGCCAGTGGCTCATGGGTCGACTCGACTCGAAGAAATACGGTGACCGCCAGATGCTCACTGGTGACCCTGATCAACCGTTAGCTCCCGCTATCGATCTCTCCAAGCTTACCAACGAAGAACTCGCCGTATTCATGGCCTTGCGGCAAAAAGTAAACTCGTAACTAGATACCCTACCGGGCCACTCATTCTCGGCCCTCTGTGGTACCATTCATGGTCGTCTAGGCCCGTTCCAAACCCTAATATTGCAGGATATTATCTATGAGCGGTGAAAAAGGTTCTGCTTGGGCGAATTCGTTACTCGCTCTGCTGTTCAACGGCACACCGATAACTGGTGTGGCTCTTAACGCTACATCTTCTCCTCTGACAAACCTATATATCGCACTTCACACTGCTGACCCAACGGCTCTCGGTAATCAGTTATCGAATGAAGTGGCATACACTGGATATGCTCGAGTCTCTGTGGCTCGGACTTCTGGTGGCTGGGTTGTCACTGGTAATTCTGTGTCTCCGGCTGCTACGGTCACTTTTCCGCTGTGCACTGGACTGACCACGACTGCTACCTTCTGGTCGGTTGGTTCTGCTGTATCTGGTGCTGGCGAAATCTTCTACACTGGGCCAATATCACCGGTCATTGCGATTGCTAACGGTATCACGCCGACTCTGCTCACTTCGACTGCGGTAGTCGAATCATGACTTGGGTCGAATGGGGCCTGATCGGCTATGCTATACTCGCCTCCACTGCTGCAGCCATCGTTGTCCTTAAAGGAGCGTCATCGTGAGTGTCGGTTCTGTATCTGCTGTGAGCTCGGTTATCGGCCGCTGGCTGCCCCCTCTCTGCTCAATCGCCTCGAGTATCCTTCCCGCCTTCGCTTCTAGCGGAGTGTCTCAGTACCCGGCGAACAGTCTTCTACAGTTCAGCGCAACGATTGCTCCCGTAGTGAATGCTGCGATGACCTTTAAGATTCGCACACCTGATGGCGTCATCACCGATTATTCGTCTACTGTGGAATCGAACTCTCTGGGGAACTATGTAGCTTCATTTCTGCCAGTGCAACCAGGCCCTCATCAGTACGAATGGGTAGCCACAGGGGCTGCACAGACATCGAGTATCGGACAATTCTACTGCACACCGGGGCTATTCTGATGGCTACCTATGGAATAAGCTATGAGAATTCAATTCGGATCCAATCAACCCGTTTCTTACTCTGGGTTAATTCCCTCAATCGACGCTTTAACTGCGGAGATGGCAAGAAGGTCTTTCCATTGCTTTTTTAGGGACTTTGCTTGGCCGGTACTGCAACCCGCTACTAAGTTCGTCGACAACTGGCACGTCCAGGCCATCTGTGAACACTTGGAAGCTGTTAAACGCAAGGAGATAAAACGATTAATCATCAATATGCCCTTCCGTATGTTGAAGAGCTCCCTAATCTCCCAAGCCTTCCCTGCGTGGGAATGGATAGACCTACCGCACCTCCAGTACCTGACTGCCTCATACGCCAAAGATGTGGCTACCCGAGATGCCGTAGCGAGCCGGCGCATTATCGAGTCGGATGCTTATCAGAAAGCTTGGGGTCACAGATATCGAATGACCTCGGATCAAAACGTAAAGACACGATATGACAACGACAAGGGCGGGACACGTACAATATCGTCTACTGATGGCGCGGCTACTGGCTTCGGTGGAAATCGAATCCTCCTCGATGATCCCATCTCCGCCAAAGAGGCAGATAGCGAGATTGCTCGAGCCACCAGTATCGAATTCTATCGTGGCACCGTCGCCACCCGGCTCAACGATGCGCAAGAGGATGTTATTATCCTTACCCATCAAAGACTCAACGAGGGAGATCTTACGGGGTATCTTCTGGCCGAAGAAAAAGGATGGGAACACCTAATCTTACCGATGCGGTACGAGCCCAAGCACACGGTCACCACGAAGATCGGCTTCAAGGATCCCAGAACTGTGGAAGGCGAGTTACTTTGCCCTCAACGTCTGAACGAGGACACCGTTTCACAAATGGAGACGACTCTTGGCTCTTATCACACCGCAGCCCAACTTCAACAGCGTCCTAATAAACGTGGTGGCACAATCATCCATGGTGAGTGGCTTAAACGTTACTCAATATTACCCAAACTCAGTTATCGTAAGATATACGCTGATACCGCCCAGAAAACCAAAGAGGCCAACGACTACTCAGTCTTCCAATGCTGGGGATACAGCGAAGGTAAGATCTATCTAGTTGATCAGATTCGCGGCAAGTGGGAAGCTCCTGAGCTGCAACGTCGGGCTATCGACTTCTGGATGAAGCATATCTCCCTAACTGACCTAGTAACTACGGGCACTCTTCGCCGGATGGAGATTGAGGATAAGTCAAGCGGCACGGGATTAATCCAAGGTATCAAAGAGAAGGGCGGTATCCCTATCTACGCAATACAACGTGATAAAGATAAGTACCTCCGTGTACTCGATGGTCTCCCACACATGGAAGCGGGTCACGTCTATATACCCGAATCCGCACCGTTCACTATGGACCTAGTAACTGAGGCAGAGGCATTCACCTCAAATGACTCGCATGCCCACGATGACCAGATAGACCCGATGATGGATGCTATCGCTGATATGCTGGGTAAGCCTGATGTCATCAGCGTCTGGAGTAAACTTGGGAGGTGATATGACGGATAAGCATGACGTTCGCAGATATCTTCATAAACTAATAACTGAACGTGCCCCACCTCCGTCCATGGAGGAAATTCGAAAACAACTCGGGTGGGACTTGATAAAGGTACAACATGACTCGATCAATCAAAGCGGTAGCGAACAAAGCTATCAGGGAAGAAAAGAAGAGCACAAAGGATAGCTTCACGAATTTCGCTCAGAAGATGGGGGTAGGAGCGGATAACGCACTGTCTACCGCTTCCTATGGATTCAATCCCATCAGTCGTATCCGTACCCTGCTCGAGTGGATCCATCGCGGTTCCTGGATCGGCGGTCTAGCGGTTGACGTAGTAGCTGACGACATGACTCGTGAGGGTGTGGAATTCGAAGGTACCATCGAGCCTGACGATATCGAGAAATTACATCAGGGAGCTGAAGAGAAACAAATCTGGTCAGCCCTCCGCGATAATGTGGCCTGGTCTAGGCTGTACGGAGGCTCGATTGCGGTCATCCTCATTGAGGGTCAAGACGCTTCCACACCGTTACGCATCGAGACTATCGGTAAGGGAGCCTTTCGAGGTCTTCTGGTCCTAGATCGTTGGATGGTAGAACCATCGCTGAACAACTTGGTGACTGAGTTAGGCCCAAACCTGGGATTGCCGAAATTCTACCAAGTTCGGGTCGATGCTCCAGCATTACCTAACATGAGGATTCACTACACTCGTTGCATTCGCATGTGTGGTATCCGATTGCCCTACTGGCAACGGGTTATGGAGAATCTCTGGGGTATCTCAGTCCTAGAACGCGTCTATGATCGAATGATTGCATTTGACAGTGCCACTACGGGTGCTGCTCAACTGGTCTATAAGGCCTATCTTCGAACATACAAGATTAAGGATCTGAGGGAAATCATCGCAGCGGGTGGCCCTCCCGTAGACGGTCTCACCAAGTACACCGAGATGATGCGCCGGTTCCAGAATATGGAAGGTATCACCCTCATGGACCTAGAGGACGAATTCGAAGGACATTCTAGTGCTTCGTTCTCGGGTCTCTCGGATGCGCTGGTTCAATTCGGTCAGCAAGTGTCTGGAGCCTTGCAGATTCCTCTTGTTCGCCTGTTTGGGCAGTCTCCTGCTGGTTTCAACACTGGTGACAGTGATCTGCGTAATTATTATGACGGAATTAAGCAGCAACAGAAACGAGAACTAGGGAACGGGGTCAACGTTCTCTACCGTTGTGAAGCAGCATCTGCCGGCATCAAGCTCCCCGATGACTTCACGGTCAAGTTCCGTTCCCTGTGGCAGCTTACTGACGAGCAGAAGGCGGACATTGCTGGCAAGGTTACTACTGCGGTCTCCGGAGTACAAGATATCATCGACCGGGCTACTGCATTACGCGAACTCAAGCAGTCAAGTCGTGTCACAGGTATCTTCTCGAATATCACGGATGAGATGATCGATGATGCAGAGGGAGAGATGGCCCCTGCTCCCGGCGAAACTGATGACCCTGACGATAAGCCAGAGGAGAAGAAAGATGAGTCGGACATTTAAAGACGGGGGCGTACCGTTCTGTTGGCACTGTTCGAAGCCACTGATGAAGAAAAAGAGTGGGTTCCATTTCGTGGTAGTGATTGACCGTGACCATCGTCAACATCGAATTCATCCTCTCTGCGTTGACTCCTCTGTCTCTGATGAGGATGGGGTGAAGCTCTACGGAGGCGAACTTGAAGAAGCCGAATCGTAACGCTCAAGAGAAATTCCTGAAGAGTCGTAAGGCAGAGCTCGATTACGCTCGCAAGCTTCGTTCTGTGGCTAAACAAATCGATCATATCGTGCGGGGAATGGCACCAAATGGAGTCGTAGATAACATAGATCAGCTAGTTCGCTCGTTACGTCAGTACTCGGAGACAATCGGCCCTTGGGCTCGATCCGTGGCTGCTCGTATGCTCCAAGAGATCGCTCGTCGTGACGCGGATATGTGGAAGCAGATGAGTAACGAGATGGGACGTGATCTACAGTTCATGATCGAGAACGCTCCAATCGGTCACGCGATGGCTGTGGCCTTGAATGAACAGGTCACACTGATTAAGAGCCTTCCTTTGGAAGCCGCACAGAGGGTACACGACCTTACTATCCTGGGTCTCTCTGATTCCACACGTGCGAAGGATATCGCTAACGAGATTATGAGTAGCGGTCAGGTAGCAAGAAGCAGGGCTACCTTGATTGCTCGTACTGAAGTTGGACGTACCGCTACCGAATTAACGAAGACTCGAGCCGAAGCCGCAGGAATTACTCACTACATCTGGCGTACCTCCGGAGATAGCGATGTTCGACTCAGTCACAAGAAAATGAACGGTCAAGTCGTCGCCTTCAACAAGATGCCAACCCTGAGTGATGGGACTACCTGTCACGCGGGGGCAATTTATAACTGCCGTTGTTATCCAGAACCCATCATCCCCGAGGACTACGAATGAAAAAGATCTTATCACTCATACTGCTAATCGGCGGTTTGACTTCTTGTGATTGGGCAGAGGCACAGTCTCAATCTGCTTGGCAAGTCTCTCACCCGGCCAACGGCTCGGTACAGGGTGTAGTAACGATGGTCCCTAACGGAAGTAATATTCCACAAGCGGTCACCTCCAGTAACCCCCTACCCGTTACGGTTGCAAATGCGGTACCTGTCACACAGTCGGGTGAAAGTTATGTCATAACCCAAACAGCTGTTGCAATTACCGGGACATCGGGGCAACTGATAGCGGCAAACTCTACCAGAAAATATTTAGGATGGATGGTTATAGGAACAGCTGACGTGACCTGCACCCCAGGTTCCTCTGCTGCAGTGGTTGGTGTGGGATATGTATACCAATCGGCTGGTGCTAATAAACAAGGCTCTTCACAAGAGTTTCCACACGGGGCACCCACCAGTGCATTTCAATGCATCGCGGCAGGAGCAGGTTCTACGGTGTATGTGTGGGAGGGTAACTAATATGCCTAATAATCCCCCATCAAATAGTAATCAGTACCCAGTTTTAAAAGGTGTCCCACTTGGTCAAATACGGAATTCACCCATAGCCGCGATATCTCCTCGAGTAAAAGGAGGCGGTACACAATGGTATAACTTCAAGGCAAGTGGAATCACCTTGTCTGGCACTAACTCGTCAATGGTAACATTGACAGACGTTAGCGGTACCAACGGAATTGCGTATGATAGCTCGGGTAGTCGTACTGGTAATAATAGCATGATGAAGATGGTGTGCAATAACGCCACAGGCAGTGCATCAGGTAACATCTTTCTTACGTCAGCAGCAAGTTTGAATGTTTCGGTAGTCGATGGTCGAATGGGATTCTGGATCTACCTATCCCCCGATTCTGAGTCGCTCTTCGATGCGTTCAACTTCGACTGTTCGAGTTATAACGGCTTCAATTTTACATCTGATTATGATTTCTCGGTTAATGCCAATCAAATCCGTCCAGGTTGGAATTTCCTAGTTCTCTACGCTAGCCCTACGCGCACAACACATCCGTTCGGTATCTCTCAGAATAACGGTTCGGCATCGGCAGATTTTACGGTTTCAAATCTGCAGCAGTTCAGGTTCTACTTAGCCATTCCTGCAAATACCTCGTTCACGATGTATTTCGACAGCGCATTCTGTGGATGGAATACTACCCCCGCTGTGGCAATCGGATGGGATGGAACGGGGCTGAATGGAACGACTGACGTTGCGACACCCTGGGTAAACTCACTAGCTGCGTATGGCTGGCGTGGGTATTGCATGTTGTCAGCGCAGGTACCAACAACATCGAACTTCAATGGTTATATCAGTGGCACAACGCTGACCACATCCAGTGGTGCCCCAGCAATCGGAATGACTTTATCTGGGCCAGGAATCACGGTAGGCACCTCAATCACTGCGGGGTCTGGAACATCCTGGACGGTCAGTATCAGTCAAACAGTGGGATCAAGTGGATCTCAGGTTGCGATAACTGGTCAATGGGCTAACACTAGATACGCTAATTTCTCATATGGCTCGTATCCTCAGAGAGATGCAACGATTCAGAATATGTATAATGCAGGTTGGGACATCTGCAATCATACACTGAACCATACTAATACCTCAAATAGCTCGTTGGCTGCCACGCTGACAAATGATCAGCTTACCTATCAGATAAAGACGCAAGCAGCGTTTCAAATCGCCCATGGTTGGGAACGAGGCAAGGAGATTTACGGAGCACCACAGGGTCAATGGGACTGGGCCACCAACAGTGCAATGGCCGGTATGGGCATAATCATGAACCGTGCCGGTGACCAAGGTCTCGGCGGTAGTGCAACCCGAACCATCTACGGTTACGCTCAGTTAATGAATATGCCTTGGCTGTCGATGGATGGTCCTCCGACTGGGGTAGCCTCTGCAAATGCGTGTATCGCCACTATCGGAATGTTGATTGCTTATGGCGGTGATATTATTCTCGGAGGACACCAAATCATCCCGGACTCTGGCACCGTAACAGGTAGCTCTACGACAGGTAGTAATTTAACTCTGTACCAGACTACTCTTAATCTGATTCTTGCCTACCTACAAACGCAAGTTGCTGCGGGTAACATAGCCATCTCAACTCTAAGCGAGATGGCTTACTCATTAGTATAAAAATCGGCCATTCTGGGCTGCCGTCAAAGTCCAGAGCCCCTAAGATAAGGAAACAATCATGAAGAAAATGCTTCTCGGCCTGTTCCTGGCGATTGCAACGGTTATGTCGTTTGCTCAGACCTACCCATATACGAATCCGACCTACATTCCAACGGCTATTGGTCCCACAACGTCATTCAGTACTACGGGCAACTACGTCTTCGTCAATCAGGGCCAGAGCGTACTGACCACTCGAATCACAGGCACCTGTACCTCACTAGCCGGTACTGTACAGGGCACGAATGACGGTACTAACTGGACTAACCTAAATCTGGTGGCCATCCCCACGGGGGCGAGTGCCATGTCTGTCTCGGCTCCGGGTTTCTGGCGCTCGGAGATTGGCGGCATGACTCAGGTTCGTCTGCATATCACTGCTCTCTCGGCTGCCTGTGCCGTTACAATGGCCTCTACCCCTATCGGTACAGTCAAGGCTGATCCCTGTGCTGATCCAGCAGTTCAGAAACTGAGCAAAGTGATTAACCAAGGTGCTTCAGCTACCACAAAGGTAGTTGATACATCCGGTACCACTTCGGTCTATGTCTGTGGTGTGGTAATGACTGCCTCTGGTACTAACCCAACAGTTACGATTACCTCGGGTACACATACCTCTGCTGACTGTGATACTACTGCGGCAACTTTGACTGGCGCGATGATTCCTTCAGCCACTATCGGGGTTATCAGTCTTGGTGAATATGGCGGCACCATTATGTCCTCGGCCGCTGGATATCAAGTGTGTCTTACCACCGCAGCTACCACAAGCGTTCAAGGCGTAATGACCTACGTTCAACAATAATGAAACAATTCTACACCATTGCACAGCTTAGCGATAAGCAAAGCCTCACTCCTGAGGGTTACCTGCTTTGTCAGGATGTGCCTATAGCCAGAACCGGCGATATGGTGTACGGAGGGGTTGAGCTTCAGAATGACGACGGGGAGCCAGTGATCACCCCGGATTCAGATGGACTAGTTCGAGTAAGACGGTCTCCGGATGAGGTCTTTCGGCCTGAGACCATAGCCAGTTTTAACGGTAAGTCTGTCACTGATGATCATCCTGTCTCTGGCTCTGTTAGTCCCGATACTTGGAAAGAGCTGACAGTCGGCCTGGTGTTGAACGTTCGTCGCGGAGCCGGGTCACAAGATGACCTACTTCTCGCCGATATGTTAATCACCACGCCAGAAGCTATTGAAGCAGTTAGATCTGGGAAACGGGAAGTCAGTTGTGGATATCAGGCCGATTACGTGGAGATTAGCCCAGGGATCGGAGAACAACGAAACATAGTAGGAAACCACGTAGCATTAGTTGAGTCTGGTCGATGTGGATGGCGCTGTGCTATCGGTGACCGTAAATTTAAGGAGAAAGAAATGGTAAAGAAAAGCTGGATTGATCGCGCTATCGCGGCCTTCCATACCAAGGATGAGGAAGAATTCAAGGAGGCTCTCAAAGAAGGCGAGACGAAGGACGGAGATGAGGCCACCCACATCCATGTTCACGGGTCAGAAGGCGGAGGTGACTTCGTTACTCGAGACGAGATGGCTTCGCACGTCGAACAAAACGCTGCAGAGCATCAATCCTTCCGTGACGATCTGGAGGCCTTGAAAACCCAGATGGCCGGCAAGACGACTGACTCCAATGAGGAGAAAAAAGACGAAGAGAAGAAAACGGAAGATGAAGAGGGAGAACTCGAAGAGGAGGCTCCGGTAGGTACTGGTGATCGTGCTCGCAAGGCTACCGATTCGGCTTACTTAGCTGATAGCTATCGTGACACTATCTCCATGGCTGAAATCCTGTCTCCGGGTATCAAGGTTCCTACCTTTGACCATAAGGCTCCTCCGAAGACCTCGTTCAAGGCTATCTGTGGTCTTCGTCGTCAAGCGCTAGATGCCGCTTATGCTCAAGCCGACGGTCGTAGCTTGATCGAACAGGTCATGGCCGGCAAACCGTTGAACACGAAGAACATGTCGTGTGATGCAGTTCGTACTGTCTTCCGTGCAGTAGCCGCGATGAAGAAGAAAGCCAATAACGACTCGTCTCAAGGTCACGGTTCGTTGAACCTCGGCCAAGAGATCCGTTCCGCTACCATTCAGTCGGTTAGCGATATCAACAAGGCGTGGGAAACTCAGAACGCCAAAAAGTTTAATAACTAAGAAAGGAAACCATCATGGCAGCATTTCTGTATCGTATGGGTGCCGGGTTTCCCGGTGATGTAAACCGTACTCATCCTGCTTCGATTGAGGCCTGCCTCATCGATGCTTCTGCTCCACCAACCGCATATGGCCAAGCTGTTCTGGTTGATGCAACCACACAAGGCGTCCGTCCGTTCGCAGCGGGTGATCAAAGCAACACGGTTCCTGTCGTAACCTGGGGCGTCACTGTTCGTGCCTTCCCAACTCAACAGGCACAAACTAACCAGAACTTCGGGGCTGTCGCCATCGGTTCTGTGGCTCCTCCGGTCAATGGCGTCATCGATGTTATGACCTCTGGTTATATCATGGGTACGGTGCCGGCGGGTCAAACTCCGGTCAAAGGTGGCCAAGCCTATATCTGGGCTGCTGCTTCAACCGGTGCACACGTTCTGGGAGGTTGGGAGACCTCCTATTCGGCTGGTAACACGGCGCTCGTCGCTAACGCTTTCTTCAATGGTTCGCCGGATGCTACAGGCAACGTTGAGATCCGGTTCAACAACTAAGAAAGGACAGAATCGTGCTGACATATGACAATGGTTTTAATACCATCGACGCCAACGGGACTCAGGCTGGTAAGAAACTGCCCCACGCGGTACAAACCCGAGATGGTAAGTTTGTCGACTCCACTGGCGCCTTCTTGGTCGGTGAGCTCGAACGTTTGGACCAAACCCTTCACATGCCTTTGGCTGCTGTCACGTACCCACGTGATATTGACCTGCGTGGCGATGCAACAATTGCTGATGAGGCTACCAGTTACACTCTCTCTACTTTCGCAGCTGCGGGTGGTTTGGGTGCGGGTAACGGCATTGGTAACGGCAAGGCTTGGATCGGCAAGGCTACTGACCAAATCGGCGGTATGGGTGTCGATATCGCTAAATTGGCGAATCCGTTGGAACTCTGGGGTATGGAATTGAAATATACCATCCCAGAACTGGAATCGGCCGCTCGCTTGGGTCGTCCTGTGGATCAACAGAAGTATGAAGGTCTGCAACTGAAGTATCAGATGGA